CCTTTGTAGTCAACTATAACATTTTCTAAATATTTGTTTTCTGCATCTTCTTCTTTTTTTGTTTTTTTAAGAATCATTTCTATACTTGGATTAAGTTGTTCTTCCGTCATCCCTCTCCTTCTTTCTCTATAACCACCTTTTAGGTTAATAGATGTCATATATATATATATTATTCAAATAAAATATATATTTAAAATTTATGCTTTTCTGTAAACCATACCTAAACGATGATGTTTGCGACCTTTGTATGTTTTACCTTTGTATTGAAATGAAGCAGCACCTGCTCTCTTAGATTTCAACATAATTTTAAAGAACGCATTCATCTTTCTTTTACCTTTTTTACCTTTTTTGGCGGTTTTGCGACGACGACGACGGCCTCCATCTTGAGCTGGGGCAACAGGTTCTTCTTCACCACCACCTACCGCTGGTGCGAGTTCAATCGCGGCTGGTTGGCTTTCTGAAGCAGAGCATTTTGAACCACCGCTTTGGCGACTACGGCGCTTTTTGCGTGCGGATTTACCGCGACGACGACTACGACGACTTCTTTTTTGAGTTCTTCGGCGAGTTTTACGGGCCATTATACAATAACTATACATTATTTTTTATAAAGGTAGATTATTAAACCTACTAAAATAGTTCCTATAGCAAATTCAATGTATTTTTTACGTGTTTTTGCTATTTCACGATTTTTAAATTCCTTCGGTTTATATTCATCGTAATAATTGTCTAAACTATCGTAAAATTCTTCAATTGGTTCACCTAATTGGAGAGAAATTTTATTAAATATAAAATGAACCCATTTCATCATAGACATTCGCGAGTCTAAATAAGGTGTAACTGGATATTTGTCTAATAAATTCATAAAATTTTTTCCAAAAGGTTCTATAGGTATAAATACAGGTAAATTAGAAATAAAATCGTAATATTTTTTTTTGCTACATCATTTGGATTTGATGGATAAGTAATAGCTATTGTTTGTAATGTAAATTTTACATGGGGCAACCACACATTTGGATTCAACTTCATTATATACGAAAGGATATAAAAACAAAATGATTTTAACATATAAATGACTTCATATTCATCGTCACATCCATATCAGTTTTGTAATAATTGTGGGAAAACAGGTCACAGTTATAATCAGTGTTCTAAACCTATAACAAGTAATGGTGTTATAGCTTTTACTAAATCAGGCAAATCAGTAAAATATTTACTAATTTGTAGAAAAGATACATTAGGATATGTTGAATTTTTAAGAGGGAAATATCCTTTGTATAATAAAGAATATATACAAAATATTATCAATGAGATGACTGTTCAGGAAAAAGCAAATTTACTTACAAAAGATTTTGATACATTATGGAAAGATTTATGGGGTAATTTTTGTGGTATCCAATATAGAAGTGAAGAGAAAAACTCAAGGGATAAATTTAATTCTATTAAGGAAGGTATTCATTTGTTCGACGATAATTTTTTTAATTTAGAAAGTCTTATCCAAAATAGCAACACAAGTTGGACAGAACCTGAATGGGGATTTCCAAAGGGTCGTAGAAATTATCAAGAAAGCGATATTACTTGTGCTTTGAGAGAATTTAGTGAAGAAACAGGTATTCAAAAAAATAATATTATACTTGTTAAAAATTTCATTCCTTTTGATGAAATATTTACAGGATCTAATTATAAATCATATAAACATAGATATTTTATGGGATATATGAAAAATTCAAATCTTCCGTGTAATATCCAAAAAAGTGAAGTCAGCCAATTTAAATGGGCAAATATAAATGAATCTATAAAATCAATACGTCCATATAATTTAGAACGAATACAACTATTAAAGAATATTGAGAATGTTTTGCTTAAATATAGTTTAATCTCATAATATATTAATAATGCCTCCTAAAACAAAAAAATTAAAAAAAAGCACAGGAAACAATAAAACCCAAAAAAAAAAGAACCCTTTTCACGATACTCCCTTTAAAATTGACGGTATACATCTTCTAGGTACGGATGGTAAAAGGTTGAGAATTCGTCAAAAAAAAAATCCAGTAGATTCCCCTATTACTAGAAAACTTAATAGAGGTAAGGATTTTTGGAAGGAAGAAGATATTATAAAATTTGATTATCTAATCAAAAAAACAAAAAAAAGGTCGGGGAATTATATTTTAAGTGATGAAGATAAAATAAATATTAAAAAATTATTATCAAAAAATACAGAAGAAAATGTAGTTAATAAATCAATATCAAAAGAAAAAGAACCTGAAAAAGAACCTGAAAAAGAACCTGAAAAAGAACCCGAGGAGGAACCTGAAAAAGAACCCGAGGAGGAACCTGAAAAAGAACCCGAGGAGGAACCTGAAAAAGAACCCGATATCCCCATTCCTACTAAGAGAGAAATTTCAACAGACGATGATTTAGAAGAATTAAGAGAAATTAGTGAAACACCCGAAAAATTAGAAACAGGAGAAAACTGTTCACAACTATTAGACGAAGATAAAGCAAAATTAAAGAAAAAATCCGTAAGAAATGCCCATTATCAAAAAATTTCAAAATGTATTGAAGCAAAAAATAGAGAAAACTTCTTGAATAATGATGAAGATAGTACTTTATATCCAAATATTATTGACCCAAATTTCACTAAAAAAATAACACAAAAAAAGGAATTTTCGGATAGTAAAATGTATTCTAAAAGTGATCTTATAGATAATTTAGAAGAAGAAGCTGATAAATTATGTAGTCCTCATTTTGAATTTGAACTTGAACCACATCAGATGTTTATTAAAAATTTCATGTCATTTCAAACTCCGTATAATAGTTTATTGGTATTTCACGGATTAGGGACGGGTAAAACTTGTTCTGCCATCGGTGTAGCTGAAGAAATGAGAAGTTATTATAAACAACTTGGTATAAACAAAAAAATATTAATTGTAGCTACACCTAATGTTCAAAAAAATTTCGAATTACAACTTTTTGATAAAAGAAAACTAAAAAAATCAAAAACGGGGCTATGGAATATTAAGGCTTGTGCTGGTAGTAAATTTATTAAAGAAATAAATCCGATGAATATTGAAGATATATCTGAAGAAAAAATTCTTAAACATATAAAAAAGATTATCAAAAGCTCGTATGAATTTATTGGTTATATTGAATTTGCGAATCAAATAAATAATCTTGTAGAAAATAAATCAAAAAAATCTAGGAAAATAAAAGAGAAATTTTCAGATAGACTTATTATTATTGATGAAGTTCATAATATTAGAACACAGGATAATAGTTCAGAGGATAATGATAATATAAAAAGTAGAAGAACCATTAAAAACTTTTTAGATTTAGTTACTTACGCTGATAATATGAAGTTATTATTACTTACGGCTACCCCCATGTTCAATAATGCTAAAGAAATTATTTGGCTTACCAACTTAATGAATTTGAATGATAAACGATTTCCCATAAAAATTAAAGACGTATTTAACGATGACGGTAAATTTATAGAAGGGGGGAGAGAATTATTAATTAACAAGCTTACAGGTTATGTTAGTTATTTATCAGGAGAAAATCCTTTTACATTTCCATATCGCATTTTTCCAAAATACTCGAATAACCCAAATTCTTTATTAAATTTAATTGAAAAAAATGAATGGACATACCCCGAAAACCAAATGAATAATAGAACAATTGATTCAAATAACAAAATGAAATATTTAGATTTGTATATTACAACTCTTTCACCCGAACAAGAACAAATATATAATTATGTTATAAATACGTATAAAAATAGAAAACGTTCTCGTTTAAATGAAGGTAGAATAGGAATTCCCATGAAATATATTGAGGGACCATTACAAATATTAAACATGTCTTATCCTCACAAAAAATTAAAGGACAATCCAGAATTAAAGGAAGATATTGTAAAATATCTTTATGGAAAACCAGGATTAAGTAGAATAATGGAAGGAAGTTCAAAAAAGAAAAATTTTAGGTATTCGAAATCAACAATGGAACATTTTGGTAAAATATTTAGTAGTGAAGGTGGAGAACAATCCCCTTTAAAAAAATACAGCTCAAAAATGTATTCTATTATAAAAAAAATAAAAGAAAGTGAAGGAATCGTTATTATTTATTCAAATTATATTGACGGTGGTTGTGTTCCTATGGCTCTAGCACTAGAAGAAGCAGGAATTACTAGATATGGTTCAACGAAGTCATTATTCAAAACCCCTCCTACTTCTAACTTTAAAATAAATGGAGAAAATGCTAAGTATATTATGATTACAGGTGATAAAGATTTATCTCCAAAAACAGAGGTTGAATTATCTGCAGCCACTAGTCCGTTAAATACTCAGGGTGAAAAAGTAAAAGCCGTTATTATTTCAAGAGCTGGTTCAGAAGGATTAGATTTCAAAAATATTAGACAAATTCATATATTAGAACCTTGGTATAATCTTAATAGAATAGACCAAATTATTGGAAGAGGGGTTAGAAATAAAAGCCATTGTGCTTTGCCTTTTTCAAAAAGAACAGTTGAGATATTTTTATACGGAACAAAATTATCTAATACTCAAGATGAATGTATAGATTTATTCGTTTATAGATCAGCCGAACATAAATCGATTAAAATAGGAAAAATTACTAGATTATTAAAAGAAAATTCAATTGATTGTATTTTGAATAAAACACAACAAGAATTCAACGCAAACGTTATGAATAAAAATGTTAAACTTACATTATCTGATAATAAAACAATAGATTTCGACGTAGGTCATAAAAATAATAGCATTATTTGTGATTTTATGAATTGTGATTATTCTTGTAGCCCAAATAATGAAGATGTAGATTCTCTAGATATTGATAATTCTACATATAATAAAGATTTTATCCTTATGAACATGGAAAAAATTTTACAACGTATAAGGAACTTATTTAAAGAACATTATATTTACGATAAAGAAGTTCTGATTAAAAGTATAGAAATAACAGGAAAACGATATTCAAGAGAACAAATAGACGTAGCATTAGATACATTAATTAATGATAAAAGTGAAACTCTTGTGGATATGTTAGGTAATATAGGTCACTTAGTAAATATTGATAACTTTTATGCTTTTCAACCTAACAATATAGATGATATACATATATCCAGTTTACAGAGAAAACGTCCTGTTGATGTTAAAAATAATTCTATTAAGATTAATTTATCAAAAATAAAGAAAAAAATAGGTCAAAAGAAATTAAGAACTCAAAATAATGACGAAATCTTAAATAATTTATTTACAAATTATCAAGGATTATCTAATCCTCAAAAAACTCCAAAAAAGTCTTGGATTAAAAATGCTGCCTGGACTATTAATAACCTTAGTAATAACGACTATAATGGTATTGATAAAGATAAGTTGGTGAATTACGCTTTATTACATTTATTCGAGATTTTACAAGTAGAAGATAAAATTAAGTTATTAAATTCATTATATGATGAAAATGATTTGGAAGATACATTTATTGAAAGAGTAAAAAAAATACTATTAGATACATTTATAGTTAAAGAAAAAGATAATGAAGCATTTGTTATGGCTGATTTTAATAAGACAATAAATGAAAGAGGTTATATTTTTCTTCTATTTAATGAAGAAAGTAATTCGTGGGTTGTTGAAAATAATTGGAAAAATGAATTATTATCGCCTATAGTTATTAAAGTTATTACACAAGAAAAACTGGTACAAGGGAAAAAAGGAACTGGACTTGTTCCCAAACCAAATAAAATAAATAATTTTAACACCGATATTGGATTTATAACAAAAACTACAGGTAATAAAATTGGGTTGAAAACAAAACAAATAGCTACATCAGGTAGAATTAATAAAGGCATAGTATGTCCTTCAGCCGGTGTACCAAAAAGTAGTGTAATTTTCTCATTAAATAAATTAAATAAATTAGTATCTCCAAATAAGGGTATTAAATACAATACTACAACAACGGGAACAAAAATATCAATTGTTTCTATATATGATGATACTTCGCCTTTTTCGAGAAAAAGTATTGATTATCTTAAAATAGATGCCCTTAAAAGAAAACCAATTGCTATAACTGATACGCAATTTTGTATTGAAAAAGAGTTTTTACTAAGGTATTTAGACGAAAAAGATGATGATAAAAAATGGTTTTTCAATTCGTTTGAAAGTGAATTAAATGGTATATCAAAATTAAAAGTAACAATATAAATAAAATTGATTTTAAAAACAAATATAATATTACTATATACATATGAGTTCTATATCATCCAAGTTTAAAAAGAAATCATCCAAAAAATCTGGAAAAAGTATATGGATGAAAAATGTCTTAACTCGTAATATTGTAATACCCTTCAGTAGTATAGGTGGGAATATCAATCAAAATATTCAAAAAAAATTAGAAGAAAAACTTTACAATAAGTGTTGTCCAGAAGGTTATATAAAATATGGTTCAATAACAACTCTCACACATTCCAGTGGAGAAATTCAAGCAAATAATGTAGTATTTGTTGTAATGTTTGAATGTTTAATATGTAGACCTGTTGAAGGTCAAGTTATAAAGGTAAATGTAAAAAATATTACTAAAGCTGGTATTAGAGCAACTTATTCCAAGGAACAAATTTCACCAATTACTGTATTTGTAGCAAGAGATCATCATTACAATAGTGTAGATTTTTCAAAGGTTAAATTAAATGATGATATTGTTATCAAGGTTATTGGAATAAGATATGAACTAAATGATGAAAATATATCCGTATTGGGTGAATTAAGAATAAAACGTAAACCTAAAACAAAGGTTACTGTTATAGATGAATAGAAATTTTAATAAAATTAATTATATATAATATGAAAATTAATTTTATCATTTTTTTAATTACAGCCTTTCTTGTTGCGAATACTTATTATGATGGAAAATTTACAGACTATATAATAAAGGGTAAAAAATATTATAAGATGGCTACTTTTGCCTTTGTTGGACTAAGTATGTATGTATTTATAAATAAAAATCCACAACAAAGTAGAAATTTAGTAAAAAATGCTGCTGATTTTATAAAGTATATGCCCGTTGATTCAAATACAAGTGATTTATTAACCCCACTATTTGATTTTACAAACGCACAAGATAAAATGAATCATTTTAGAACTCAAAATATTCAAATGAATGCTAGTCCTCAACAAAAACGAATGCTTCATTCAGGTGGAACAAGCACAAAAAGATGTGTAAGTGAAACTAAAAAAAAATATGTTGCTTCATCCCAGAGTTGGAAGTGTGCCACTTGTGCTAAACAACTTAAACACACATTTCAAGTAGATCATAAACTTGATTTACAATTTGGAGGCACAAACAATGTTGAAAATTTAGAAGCTTTATGTAATGATTGTCATGCCGAAAAAACTGCCCGAAATTATTTATAAATATTTAATATGTATAAAATATAAATGACCGAAAAGAAACAAAAAGAAAGTAGTACACAGAGTGTTATAAAAACAACCGCCAATATAATTGTATGGTTGCCTCTAACTATCATTATTTTATCCGTTTTGGTTACTATTGGATACGGCGTATATAAATTAAAAACAGACGGTGAATGGCCTCCACAATACCAATCAGCTGGACGATTATTTATATCAATTATGAAACAAATACTTACTGCCTTACAGATACCATTATATTTCTTATGGTGGCTGTTACCCATTACTCCTGGATTAAGAACTAGATTTAATAATTGGATGTTTCCTGGACCATTGGGCGCTCCTCCAGTAGTTGGTGATCCTAGACTTATTTTACCTTTGGGTTCTCTTAATAATGGACAACCATATACTGGACCTGCTTCTCAAGCAAATCAAGGACCAAAAAATTTATGGAAAACCCTGGGTATTTTATTTGTTTCTCTATTAATAACTGCTTCATATTTAATTTTTAGATATCCATCCGGATGGATGTTAGGTTATTCAAGAACTATTAATTTTATGCTAATGTTTGGATTAATGGCTGGAGTTATAGGGTTATTTATATTATTTAATAAAGATATTATGAGTGGTACAAGTCGATTTGGAATTGGAACACCATTTCCCGACGGAGACCGACCCAACAGTCAATTTAATTGGTTATTTAAAAATGTATCTAGATATTTATTTACAACTATTTCTGTAGGATTGTTATTAGCATTTTTATGTTTTCTAATGTACTTATTTGTATTTTCAAGTGGTATAGCGTCTGTTACAGGTACTACATTTTTAATGGTTGTATTAGGAGCTGTATTATTAGGATTAACATATTTTAAACTTAAAACAAACCCTAATTTTATGCGGTTTATTAACGGTTCAAAGGCTATATCAGGGTTATTTTATTCTTTCTTTATTATTCCTTGTATTTTCTTTGAGATAACACGGTTCCTTTATAACCAGTTTAGACACACTCCAAAAAGCGCATATATTATTTTAGGTCTAGAAGTAGCATTAATTAGTTTATATTTCGTAATTCCTAAAATTATTAATTGGTTTTATACCTTTACACCAGGAAAAGAAAATAAAGATATTATTATTCAAAATAAAATAAATTCAGCAAAAAAAGATAAAATTGTTATAGAAGAAAGAATAAAGCAAATATTAAGTTATAAATCGGCTGGAAAAGGTTCAGAACTTACAAAATCTCAATGGAAAACAATCACTAGTAAATATTATAATAGCAAAGATAATGAGGAAGATTTAAGAAGTTGGTTGGCGGATTATGGTTATATAACAAAAGAAATGTGTAAGGAGAAGCAAAAGATGAATAATGGCGAAGGTGATACAAAAGATTGTGAAAAACGAATGAATAATATGGTAGATTTTATTCAATCCAATACAAGTGAATTAGTATCATTAAAAAGCAAAAAGAAAAATATTAAAATTTATATTAAGGACCTCGAAAATCAAAAGAAAAATTTAAAGCAATTTAATAAGGGTAAAGTATTGCTTAGAGAACCTGTATATCTTAATAATAAAAAACATATAGGTGGATTTCAAGATTTTAATGTTGATAAAATAGATCTTGAGTATAATTACAATTATTCTATTAGTTCTTGGTTCTTTATAAGAGCTAATGCTCCTAATTTTAAAAAGTCATATAGCAAATATAGTATTATATTAAATTATGGTAATAAACCTAATATTATGTACAATCCATCATTAAATAAAATAAAAGTTATAATGAATAATGGTCTTAATAAAAAAAATATTGAATATATTATCGATGGACCTGGTTTACAAAAATGGAATAATATTGTAATCAATTATGATGGAGGACATTTAGATATATTTATGAATAGTAAATTATTAAGGTCTTTTCCAAGTGTTCTTCCATATATGTCTTACGACCAATTAACTGTTGGAGAAAATGAAGGGTTGGGTGGAGGTATTTGTAATGTTGTATATTTTCCCGTTTCAATTTCAAGGGAGAGAATAATCGCAAATTATAATTTATTAAAAAATAATAACCCGCCCATCATTTAGATAAATTTCTAAATCTATATTATATCATGGAAAGTAAAAAAATCCTACTGGGTGTAATCGTTCTTTTAATAATATATTTTGTTTATATTTATGTTTTTAAAGATAGTTCATCGACCAATTTATATAGCGGTGGAAATGCTAAAAATTCCAAAGAAATTAAGGCGTCTAAATTACCAGGTAATCCTGCTTCTGTTTCATACACTTACAGCATTTGGATTTATATAAATAGCTGGCAATACAAATACGGTCAAAATAAACAAATTTTTTACAGAAGTTCAAGTTCCGATAAAAATCCAGCTCCTAATACGATGCTTCCACAATTATCTTTAGCAGGTTCTAAAAATGACTTATCAATTGTAATGGGTCTTCAAGGAACACCTGGAATATCTGAATCGTGGACAATAAATAATATCCCTCTTCAAAAATGGTGCAATATTACCATTACAACAACCACTAGGGCGGTTGATACATATATTGATGGTAAATTAGTAAATACACATACTCTTCCAGCTGTGCCTATTACTAGTGAAAACGCTAATATTCTACTTACACCTGATGGTGGATTTGATGGAGAAACAGCCAAATTTAGATATTATTCACGAACCATTAATCCTCGTGAAGCATATGAAATTTACAGAGAAGGCCCAGGAAGCAATTGGCTAAGCGACCTTCTTAATCAATATAAAATTAAATTGTCCTTCCTCAAGGATAATGAAGAAATTAACAGTTTCTCTGTGTAATTATCTTGTCAATAATATATAATATGTCTTACGGTAGTTTTTCAAGTAATTATAATAAAAATCCTCTGGCTAACTTTGGAAGTGCTCTAGGCGGTGCATCTAACAAAGCCTCTGGATTCATGTCTAAATTTAGGAATAATAAGGTTGTTGGTGGTTCAGTTGACTTTTTATATTCCAATTCTTTAGTAGCTAAGGTTTGTTTTTTAATATTAATAATTGTTATATTTGTTATCGCTCTGAGATTAGGTTCTAGATTGGTTATGTGGGCTCTCAGTACCGATAAAAATCCTATTTTAGTTAAAGGGTTTATTGATGCATCTGACCCAGGGACATCCGGAACAGTTGTTATGGATCCTAAACTCACCGGGTCTAAACCTATTATAAGGTCTGTTAATGAAAGAGAAGGAATCGAGTTTACTTATAGTGTATGGTTATATGTTACTAATTATTCTATTAATCAAGGAACCAAGCGTCATATTTTTAATAAAGGTTCATCGCAGAATGTAAGTGGTAAATCTTCGTTCGATGCAGGTGGTATCAATATTGATACAAATGGAATGAATTTCCCCAACAACGCTCCTGGAGTGTATTTTAAAGCAAATGATGAGAAAAATGGATCAAATCAACTTGCTATATATATGAATACATTCAATAACGTCATAGAAGAAGTTACAATTGGAGATTTGCCTGTTAAAAAATGGTTTAATCTTACTATCAGGGTTAGACATAACAAAATGGATACGTATATTAATGGAACAATCATTAATCGTCATAAATTTAGCTCTCCTGTGAAACAAAATTACGGAAACGTTTATGTATGTCAAAATGGTGGTTTCGCAGGTAATCTATCTAATTTAAGATATTATAGTTATGGTCTTTCTGGTGTTCAAATTAATGACCTTGTTACCGCGGGACCTGACCTTACTCCAAACGATTCTATGAAAATATTCCCATATTATTTTTCACTTAGATGGTTCTTTAAAAAACCACAACTCGCATCAGGTGCTCAATAATTACATAATTTTAAATATTTAAACTATGTAATTTATCGTCTTAAAGCTGGATTTATACAAATATCTTTTGTTGGAAATACCTGCTTAGATATACACGTATCTCCTGAATTCATTTTAACACAACTTCTAAAAGTCCTGTCGGTTCCTATATAACAATATCCTGACTGTTTTGGCTGTTGTATTTCACTTTCACTTGATATATCTGCTCTTGTATTATCATCATCGTTTAACCCATTTGGCCCTTCTATTGCCTTTCCTACTCTATTATCTGCTTTATTTTCTATCTTTTCTCCTAATTCTTTAACCGTTCCTGTTACATCACGTGTAACTTCTTGTGCTATATTTACGGTTCCTTTTGTACCTTCTGCAGCTACATCTATTGTTGCTTGAGTTACTTTACCCGTTCCTACTATTCCCATGCCAAATAATTTACCTAAAATATCAGTTCCTTCATAGTAATACAAATATACATTGTATGCTAAAAATGCTAATGCTAAAACTATTAATCCTATCTTTATAAACATCGCCCCACCATCATTTGAACTTTTATTTAATGAAGGCAAATTTGATTTCGTTTTATTAATAGATGCGCTTATTTTTTCACTTAAGCTAGGTGTTGGTGTTTGAATCATCGATGGACTTTTTGATGGTGTTATCGATTTCATAATTGCTGGTATTGTATCGCTCATTATTATACACTTTATAAATATTAAATTATTTAGAATATATATACGATGCCTATTATACTACCTAAATGTCCAACGGGTTATCAATTAAATAAGGATAATTGTAGATGTAAAAAAATTGTAACTAAAAAAAAAGCACCTAAAAAAGTTAAAAAAACAAAAAAACCCAAAACTGTTAAGAAACCTATTAAGAAACTCAAAATAAAAAAAGAAAAATGTAATACACAGAAAAAAAAAGAATGTTCCGAAAAAAAGAAAGTATGTAATCCAGATACAGATAGATGTAAAAACCCTGAAGTTAAAAAAACTAAGAAGAAAAAGAAACCATCTGTTAGAAAAACAAAAAAACTTAAGAAGACTAAACTTACAAAAATGGTCAAAGAACTAAAAGACAATCCAACTATTAGCAGATTACGCTCTTACAGTCCTACTATTAATAAAGAAATTGAAAGATTATCTATTAGTCCTCATCAAGAATTATTTAATAAGGCATGTAATGAAAATGAAATATTTTATCCTGAAAAACAAAGATGCTATGGTTGGAAATCTAAAAAAGCACAAAAATACTTATTAGATAATTTACAAAGTAAAAAACCGTTAATAGCTGAAAACATACGTGCTCCATACCAAAATAGATCTAATTGTTGGTTTAATACTTTTTTCATGCTTTTCTTCATTACAGACAAAGGGCGAAAATTTTTTAAAGCATTCAGGGAAAGTATGATTACAGGTAAGTTTAAAACTACTAAAGAAAAAATACCTGATGGAATTCGATATCCTTTTTGGTTATTAAATAAAATGATTACCGCAGCATTACTAGGTAAAGAAGACGCGTCTGCGTTTTGGGCTTTTATGGATACAAATGATGTTATACAAGAAATTTATAAAAAAATTGGAAAAAAATATAGTGGTAAAAAAACAGTAGGAAATCACGCTATAACAAAACCTGGGGAAGCAGGAAATCCTATTGCTATGTATTTGGGATTAATTAATTATTTTGATAATCAACATAATGCTCACGGGTTTGGATTGAGAAATTTTAGTGTTAGTGGACATATAAATTTTCGATCCATGAAAATTCCTGGTTCAAAGGTATATAATCATATTCTTAAAAATGAACCTCATATTATTATAATTAGTATCATAGACAATTTGGGAGATGATCCTCAAAAGGGAAAGACTGAGGCAAATGGAAAACTTTACGGTAATGATAAAAAATACGCTATGGTAAAAGATTTCAAAAAGCAGAAGAAATACACTTTTACTCACTCATCTGGGAAAAAAATGGAATATAAATTAGATTCTGTAGGTATCCGTGATGTTAATCAAGGTCATATTTGTGCCTTACTAACATTAAACAAAAAAGATTATATGTTTGACGGTGAAAATCAAACTAATATTTATAGAAAAGATTGGAAGAAATTATTAAATAGAAATGAAGATTTTAAAATTACATCCCGTATATCAGAAAAATATAACTTTACCAAGTGTTATCAGTGTTTAATATATTTCAGGAGTTCGTAAAATTGAATAAAATTATATATAATAAATAATTATATAAATCAAGATGACATTACCAAAAAGCAAAGCTAATTTAAAACTATTAGAAGAATATATAACGAAATATTATCCTAATGTAAAAAGTTCTCATTTTATAACATTAGTAGATATCATATATATGACAGCGGTGCGGAACGATATTGATATTCCAATGTTACTTAACGATATGTATAACGGAATACTTGACATAGATAAATTTAATGTCGCGAATAGTGGTAATATTTATGAGTTTATAAACTCAAAATACATATTGTTTGCACAACGAATAAAAGATATTAAAGTTGGTTCAAATGGTGGTATGGCAAATGTTGGGAAAGGAGAATGGCTTATAAGTCTTTGTTCTGGTATAAATCCCCAAACAGACAAACCTTATGTTAATATTATTAAAACAGGTCAAGGAGATATTAAGTATAGTGATGGTAAAAATGAAGAAGTAAAATGGAATGGGGGAAAGGTGTCCGTTGAAAAAGCAGGTACGCTAGTTCAAAAAAAGTTAAATATGTTGATTGATATTGAAGATAAAAAATGGGTTCCCTTTCGTGAAAATGATAAAAAGAAATATTCAGACGAAGAAAGAAATATTTATAATGCAATGTATTGGAAAGCAATTTCAGGAGAAGAAAATATGTCTTTAAGCAATTACGAGTTAAAACAAAAAATTATTAATATGTCCTTCACAAAGGTTTTTGTGAAAAGTGATTCATTTATTATGTTTAATGATGATGGGAAGTTCCAACGCTTTTGTAATTTGGAAGAGGCAAATTCATATTATCTTGGTAAGTTGCATTTACTTAAAGGTACAAAGTGCGGATTTGAATGTCGTGCCAACCAGTCCAATCCAATTGCTCTATATTGTCATGTATTTTAAAATATAATGGAGTTCGTAAAATTGAAATGTTTTGTTTCTATTATACAACAATAACCAATATGATTTTTGGTAATTTTACAAATCTCTTATCATATTTAATAACTATTTCATTTATTATGTTTGAGATGTTTAGTTTTTCGATACATTTAGCATCAGTTTTCAAATATCATGCCTGGATACGTTCTCCTGGATGGAACTTATATCATGTTCTTGAAACAGCTTCTGTAACTGTGGTTGGTATGAAATTAAAGACTTGGTGGTCTATACCTCTTGTGATTATTCATGTTGTTCAACATGTTGGGTATTTACTAATGCCTTTGTTTTCTCGTAAAAAATTATACACAGCTACTATGGAGGTAGACAGTAAAAACTCTACACAACTTCAAAGGTTATGTTCATATGGTTTCGATACTCTTGTACATCTTATATGCTTGATTGCTAATTTCTATATTTGGTTTTAAGAATTAATAGTGAAAAAATGTTGGTTATCATTTTTTTATAAAAAAGTTCTCTGTATGTCACTTTTGGACAAAAATAAATGTCCATTTTTGAAATTTTCAAATAACTTTTTTCGTAATTTTAGGTCGTTTTCTGACTTAGAGCATATTGTAGGGAGTTTTTAAAAAGTACTTGAAAATAATTGTTACCATAACTTAAAAAAAGGCACTATGGATAAATATTTTACCCCAAAATACTTAAAAATAAAATAGGACATTTATTTAGAGATGTTACAAAAACGAATAAAACGAATAAAAACGAATAAGACCATAGAGGATTTTTCCTGTAAAATATGTGACTATTCAACGTGTAATAGACAAAATTATGAGAGGCATTTATCAACAAAAAAACATCAAAAAAATGTAACAAATTGTAACAAAAATGTGTTACATAAAACGAATAATAAAAAACCAGACCAATTATCGTGTGAATTTTGTGGTAAAAATTATAAAAATCGAATGTCTTTGTGGAGACATAAAAAAAAATGTCCAAAAGTTGAAAATGAGGAAAAAAGTCCAGAAAATTTTTACCTCAAAAAAATTGCGGCATTAGAGGCAAAATTGGAAAAAGTGGAATTAGCACAAAAAAATCCACAACATATCACAAACAATATCCAAAATAACGTTACGAATAATATTATTATTATAGACCAAAATACATTCTTATCCAAACTTGCGAATAATGCATTAAATATTGAAGATTTTGTAAAGCAATTAAAATTAGACCAAAATGATTATAACTTTGCATTAGAAAACGGATATCAAAAGGGCGTTGCTAATGTAATAATTAAGCAACTTGAAAACTTGGATGATACAGAGCGTCCTATTCATTCTACTGATAAAAAGCGTGGAAAATTCTTAATAAAAACAAAAGGTGAATGGAAAAAGGACAACGGTGAATCAGTAGATCAAGTTATTACAAGTGTGGGTAATAAACTAAATATATATGATATTGATAATATTAGCGTAGATGATTTTAAAGACCCGGAAATAATGGAACAATATCAGAAGAATACACTAAAACTGGCTACAAAAAGTGACCCTAAGGAAAAAGTTAGAGAAAACAAGAAAATAAAGCATCAAATAGCAGAAACAATATTGATGAAGGACGCTATTGAGAATGCTAATAAGAAAATTGAAAGTTAATTTTATTTAAAATTATTAATTATTAAAATGACTTCTTTAATTAATACCGAAAAAAAACCTGATTGTTCAGAATGTGGAAAATTCTTCAGCCACCCTACATTTGATGATAAATGTTCTCGTTGCTATGGTTACAAAGGAATAGCGTCAGCACCATATCCTTGGTATAGCCAAGAGTTTCAAAGACAGTTAACCGAATATGTGGAAGAACACACAATAGATGTTATTTCTCACTATTATCAAGTGATTATGTATCATACTGAAAAAAATAACTTAAAAATTGTTTTAGAAATATTTAAGGAAATGAGAAAGGAAAATTTATGGATAAAGGCAGATTTTGCTGTTAAACTATTAAGAAATGTAGGTCTAGATATTCCTGAAAAACAGAGTTTATATTGTTGTATGATATTGGATTGGTGGAATATGAAACGAGAAGACGGATTTAATGGTGGAGAATTATGTTATTATGGAAATTATGGTGAAGGGGGAACAAGGATTGTAACAACTATTCCTCCAAAGGCACCGTTAGCGTGGAATTTAAAAGATGTTCCAAAATTGTGGGCAAGAAATTCAAAAAATTCTTTTTAGGTTCAAGATAATTATAAAGTATTTAAATGATACAATATAATTAATATAAAAATGTGTTTAATGTGTTTAGATATGGAGTGTAAAAAATCAAGTTGTAAAGATATAAAGTGTAAAAGATATTTTTTACCTTTAATATTTGCTCCGGTAGCAGCAATTCACCCAGAGATATTTAATTTTTATTATTTTCCATTAGTAGTAGGGGTATCAGCGTTTATTTTATTTTGGAATTTTCCAAAAATAGTATATTATACGGCATCGAGGCCATTATATTATGAAGATTTGTTTATTGACTCATCAAAATTACCAAACTATGATGTGTCTATATCTATTAAAAAACATTTTCAACTTGTATTGGAATGGGTATTGATAATAACGAATACATTATTGGTTATGGCTCTAAGTGATTATTGGTTGTATAAGACTGTAGATCATTTTACTGTAATAGAAATAGTTGGTATAACAGGTGGTATTATAAAAGTATTTCAAACAATAAATAACACAATAAGTAGGTTAATGTTAAAATTATTACGCAATAAAGTAAAGAAGGAAAATAAAACGTTAAAGGAATCGCAAAGTAAGAAATTAAAAGATTTGGTAAATTTTAAAGTAATAGATGGAAACTTTAAAATAAACGGAAAAGAAATAGAATTAATAGGGTTTGATCATAATATTAAATATAACAGAGAGCGTCTTCAAACAATTTGATGATAGAAATAGTGAATAAGGGAAAATAATATACCACCCCATAATCCGTCTAGAACAACAGTTTTCCAATACCATTTATCAAATAATGCTTTATTAGTAAGCTCGTATATACCATAAGTAAAAACTCCTAAAATAGCCATATCTTTAATTGAAAATTTTTTTTCAACAATAAAATAATAAATGCCTAAAGTCATTAGTAAATAGCAAAGAACGGTGGATATCATATTTAAACGAAGTTCTGTTCCCTGTATTGATTTGATTTGATGTTTAAAAGTATTAGATATTAAGTTCAAGAATAAGACATCAATTCCAACAACTAGAGTAGAAATTAGTAAATAACTTTTAATATTCATTATAAAATTTATTTACATAAAAAATTTAACGACGGCGACGGCGACGAGAACTACGTTTTTTCATAGTCTTTCTGCGTTTTCCACCTCTTTTACTCTTGTGGGTGCGTGATTTTCTTTTGTGTGTGCGGGAACGACGTTTGTGTGAACGTTTATGAGAACGGGATGCTTTACGGGCCATTATATAATTTATTAAGAAAAAAAAAATTATATAATTATTATTGTTATATTTAACATTTGGTATCAATAACAACACCTTTGTAAACAACATTCTTGTTGCGACAGCAATTGCTTAAAAGGTTGAGGAACGCAACGCTTTTACCTACGGTTGGATAAAGTCCAAATTTCATGTTACCACCAAAGTTCATAGTAGCACCATTTGATACAGTATATGGGCGACCATTGACGGTGCAAGTTGTTGTTTTCGTAGCATCTGCTGAAGGTGCATATCCGTGAAGAGCGTTTCTTTTTCTAATACTTGACATCTTATATAATTAATGTTAGAAAAAAATTTAATTATTTCTGGGCACCATTCCAGATAACGCATTCATTTTATCTAATTTTGCAATAGTTTTTTCTAAATTATTGTTTGTAAAACTATTATTAAATAAATAATCAGTATCAGGTTTTATCTCATTTTTTTTTATTTGCTTGTAAATTATATTTATTTTTGAAGTAACACTTTGTATAATATTTTTATCTGAAATAATAGGTATAGAATTATCTAAAGTTTCAGTTAAAAGGTGGATTGCGAAATAAATAAGATATTTTCTCCTTTTTTTAACACCTGGTTTAAATTTTAAACAATAGAGATTAAGTAATGATTTAATTAGTTTATGGTGTCCAGCGCTTCTATTGACCGATTCAAGTAATAAACAATCCCAAATAATCCAAATTATATCTTTTTGAAGTTTAGAATCAACCGGAACATTTCTCCTCTCACAAAAGAATTTTTTTTTCTCCTTTTTACAAGCATCTTCAAATCCGGTTATCCATTCTAACCAATAACAAGCTTCGGTGCCATTTTTTTGCGATGAAAGCAAATTCCAATAAAATTCATTTATTGCTATAAATAATTCTTTAGGGTCTTCTTTCATGAAAATTTTGGTACCATATGAGATGTCTTTTGCTTTTAATTTATGAGATAATTTAGTAACATTAAAATCCTCTTTATTTATTTTAATATTGTCGAAAGAATGTTTTTTTCTTGAAAGACAAATAACACAAATGACTTCAGCAAATAATTTTCTAATTTTATTATTATTTCTCATTTTTAATAAACTATCCGTATAACCATTATTTAATATATTTTTAAAGTCATTAATTCTCATATCGATATAAATAGGTAATTTTGGATTTCCAATATGAATATTTTTACCAATAAATAAAAGAAAAATATCCCAAACATCTAAAAAGTGACCAGCACATATAAATTCTCCAACCCAATAACAGGACGGTTCTATTTTTCCAGCACTTAAATTATTTAGTAATTCTTTTTTAGCATCTGATTTCTTAAAATTTGAAAATGTAATTCCCTTGAAGGCTTTAATTAATCTTTTGTCGCTAATTTCATTTTGATTCATATTAATACATATTTTATATAAAAAAAATAACTAATTAATACATATAGAATGATGAAATCGTTAAAAAAAATGGTAAAACCAATTATGAAATTAGATAAATGGGCTAAAGGTGTGTTATTTTTAGCAGTAATTTTGATAATATGTTTAGTAATGAATTTACATATTCCACTCCAAGAAGGTTTTGTTCAGCAAAAAAAATTTGTAATGAAAGAGGGTGTTAATTGTTATGATGATTTTTATAGTGAAATCTATGATGATTTAGTATACGATGAAGTGAAAAATGATTTTGAAATAGGTGAATTAAACCGATTAATTCAACCAACAAAAAGAAGTAGAATATTAGACGTTGGTAGTGGAAGCGGGCATCATGTATCTATGATGAAGAAATTTAAATGTCTAGCTGAAGGTATTGATATTTCTCCTTCAATGGTTAAAAAAGCAAAAAAGAAATATAAAGATTGTAAATTTAAGGAAGGAAATGCTTTAAATAATATGTTATATCCAAGAAATAGTTTTTCAACGGTAACGTGTTTCTATTTTACTATTTATTATATGGAAGATAAGAAAAAATTCATTAATAATGTATACGACTGGTTAATGCCTGGAGGATACTTTTTATTACATTTAGTCAATAGAGATAAATTTGACCCTATTTTACATATAGCAGATCCATTACATATTGTTAGTGCACAAAAGTATGCTAAAAAGCGCATAACAAATTCTTTGGTAAAATTTAAAGACTTTCAATACAAGGCAAATTTTAAATTAGATAAAGAAAATGATTTAGCAGAATTTAAGGAAGACCTAATAGATGATAAAACAAAAAATGTAAGACAGAATATTCATAAGCTTTATATGATTCCTCAAAAATCTATTATATCGTTAGCAAAACAAGCAGGTTTTATCTTAAAAGGAAAAGTAAATATGGTAGCAACGCAATACGAATATCAATATTTATATTTAATGTATAAACCAGAATAATCTCGTAATTATTTTATTTTTATCTTATGATAATAAATAAAATGAGTTCATTAACAGAAGGTGATTATAGAACAGAGGCAAGTTTTCCTCTTTTAAGTAAAACAGAAGATGGTGATAGTAGTTATGGAGAACAATTGATACCATCCTTTTCAGATCTAAAAGAAACATATGGTAAAAAATGGGCAAAAGAAAAGACAGAATTTCAAACACAGTTAAAATGTAATTTTTTTCAAAAAGTAGAAACTTTTGCTTCGGGTCAACAAGAGTTATTTATGTTATGCACTCCAGAGAGAAAAGAAAAATTATTTATTCAAGCTTTTTTGGATTTATTTCCATCACAATATAGACCACACGTGGGTGATATCGAACGTCTAGCCAACAAAAGAACACGTAGGTTATATGTTACATTACCAAATAGTTACGAATGACTAACCGGTTGTTTTACACGTAAAGTTCTTCACATATATGAGGATATAGAAGGTAATATATGTGAAAAATATATAACTAAATGGGGTTGTTTCTAATGATTACTATTTAATCAAATTGTAATTATTAGAATGGTACATTAAAAGCTACATTTCTAGGTGCGGGTGGAATTCTTCCACGATTACTATATCTTCTTCTTGCTTTTTCAATTTCTGCCGGAAGAGGAGATTTGTCTTCTCCATTTAAATTTTGATTTATTGTATTCATTAATGATAATTTTTCACTTGTTTTACTAAATGCTTCATCGTATTTTGCTTCTAACTCTCTTTGTTTTTCACCCATAGGATCATCAGGTCCTTCTATAGTTTCTTTTAATTTGGAACGTATTTTATCTTCGGCTTCTTTTAGTTTGACCAATACTGGACGTAATTTATCTTTAAACTTTAGAAAAGCTGCTTGTTTTTGCTGTGCTACTTGTTGTTGATTTTCTGGTTTAGGAGTGTTTCTTCTAGTTGTTCTGTTTTTAACTATACGTGCGAATTTTTGTCCTTTGCTTAATCTTTCAGGATGACTTGTATTATAATATTGTTCTACCCGTGAGATTTCATTACATAATTTTGAATCTTTGGGTCTTGAAAACTGTAACAGTTTTCATTTCCACCTTTTCTTCTACGTGTTTTTCTTTTTCCTCCTTTTTTTACAGCTTTTCTGTATCTATTGTTGTATTGTTTGCGTGTTTTCTTTCTGGAGAGAATTTTGTAAGCTTCCTTCACCTTTTTGGTAGCTTTTCTTTTCTTTTTGAGAGTTTTAAAGGCTTTTCTAATTTGCTTTTGTGAAGAATATTTACTAACACCTAGTCTTTTGTATAAGTGGTGTCCTCCTTTTTGTTTTCTTCTCGTTCTTCTATTTTTTTGGTGTAGTCTTTGTCTGAGCGCCATCGTATATATATTGAATATATTTTCCCGAAAATATATAATGTATTATTTGGGAATAGTATTAGCAATTATTTGTGTAATTATAGGTATTTATAAAGTAAAATATCCATTTTGGTCTAAACAGCCTGTATTTCATTACCATAATTTGAAATATTGGATGTTTCCACCTGGAATTATTCAACACGATAAACCAGAAAAGAATAAATTTTATAATGAAAAGATAGAATTTTGTGATTATTTTAGTTTAGATTATTCAAAAAAATTGAAGTTTGTCTATTTTATACGCAAGAATTATATGCC